GGCTACAGGCGGTTCTGTTAAGATGGCAAAAGGCGGTGCAGTAATGGCTACGGGCGCCGAACCTATGAAGGGTATGAAGGGTATGAAAATGGCTGGTGGTGGTATGGCTAAAGGTTATAAAGCTGGTGGTATGATGGCTAAAGGCTATAAAGCTGGTGGTGTTGCAACCAAAGGTGGTACAAAGGGTGGCGTTAGCGGTGGTACAAAAGTAACCAGAGCTGATGGTATTGCGAAAAGAGGTAAGACAAGAGGAAGAAAAGTATAATGGCTGTTAAAAAGAAAAAAACTACTAAAAAGAAATCAGGGGCTAAACCCACAAACCCATCTTTATACGCTCGTGTAAAAGCTGAAGCAAAAAGAAAATTTAAGGTTTTTCCAAGCGCTTATGCTTCAGGGTACATAGTACGTGAGTACAAGAAAAGGGGTGGAGGGTATAGATAATGTCTCTAAAAGAATGGTTTGGTAAAGGTAAAAAAGGCGACTGGGTTGATATAGGTGCGCCTAAAAAGAAAGGTAAATACCAAGCCTGTGGACGCAAGTCTGCAAAAGGAGATAGTAAGCGAGCATATCCAAAATGTGTACCTAGGTCAAAAGCTAAATCCATGACTGCGGCACAACGCAAGTCTGCTGTTCAAAGAAAAAGGGCAGCAGGTAATCCGGGTGGAAAACCCACAAACGTAAAAACTATTTTGAAAAAAAAGAAAGGGACTAAGGGTGGAAGGAAAGTTTAGTTTTATACAAAAGCAGCTTGAAGCGTCTGAAAGATTATATGAAATAATGAAAAACGATCTTCGTGATCGAACTCAGCATCAGCTAAAGTATTTTGAATTAATGACTGAAACAACACACAGTTTAATTTTAAAACTAGATGGTCGAGACAAAGAAATAAAAGAATTAAAAAATAGGATAGAAGAGTTAGAAAAAGAAAGAAACAAAACTTTACTATATGATAAATCTTAATTAAAGGAGACTACTATGGAAGTTATTTTTAATACATTACAACAAGCTCAGAAATACGGTATTGAGCAAGCAAAAAGCGCTATAGATTTTAATTCTCGTGCTGCTAAAGCAGTTATAGACCACTGTGCAACAAGTTTAGATTGGTGGAAAGATATACTATCTAAAAAAGATAAGTAGTGTGGAGTAAAAAGTACAAGCGCTCTATTGACTGTAAAAATCCAAAAGGGTTTAGTCAAAGGGCGCATTGCCAAGGAAGAAAGAAACGTGCGGAAATCAAATCCAAGAATACCAAGAAAACCCGGTCAACCCGCAAGGTCTAAGAAACATTCTGATTTATATACGGATGAGAACCCCAAGGGTACGATAAAAGGATTAAAGTTTGCCACACGAGAGGATGCAGTAAAAAGTGTAAGTAAGATTAGAAATAGCGGTAGATCAAAGGCACATAAGATACAAGCTGCTATCGCTATGGAGCAAAGAGCCAGAGTTATGGGTAAAAAAGATGCTGCTGGTGTTTACAGAAAATATATAAATAGCGTGAAAGCAAAGAAATAATGGCTACTACAGACACAACAAGTTTTAATTTAGATCTTAATGAATTAGCGGAAGAAGCGTTTTCACGATGTGGAACCGAGATGCGTACTGGATATGACCTTAAAACAGCCAGACGTTCTTTAAATTTATTAACTATTGATTGGGCTAACCGAGGTATAAACTTGTGGACAATAGAAGAGGGAACTATACCTTTGACTCAAGGCACTATTACGTATGACCTCCCCGTAGACACTATAGATTTATTAGAGCATCAGGTAAGAACAGGTTCAGGTACAAATCAACAAGACCTAACAATTAGCCGTATATCTGTAAGTACATATGCAACAATACCGAATAAAAATGCGACAGGCCGACCCATACAGATATTTATTGACAGAAAGTCTGGGGCTACTAATTCTTCCGGTGTTGTTCAAACCCCTCAAGTAAAAGTATGGCCGACTCCAGATCAAAGTAATTTTTATACTCTTGTGTACTTTAGAATGAGAAGAATACAAGATGCAGGTAATGGTGTTAACACACCAGACATACCGTTTAGAATGTTGCCTTGTTTAGTATCGGGATTAGCGTATTATCTTTCTTTAAAAATACCAGAAGCAACTGACAGAATACAGATGTTAAAACAAGACTATGAAGAGCAGTGGATGATAGCTTCTAGTGAAGATAGAGAGAAGGCTCCTTTGCGATTAGCACCGAGAGAGTTTTTATATTGATATGGGATCTAACTATGCAAGAGGCAAAAGAGCTATCGCAGAGTGCGATAGATGTGGATTTAGGTATAAATTAAAGGAATTAAAACAGCTTACAATAAAGACAAAAAGTGTTAATATTCTGGTATGCCCAGAGTGTTTTGAGCAGGATCAGCCACAATTACAACTCGGCATGTTTCCTGTAAACGACCCTCAAGCTCTGAGGAACCCACGACCAGATTTAACACGATTTGCAGAATCAGATTCCAGAAGTTATCAGTATGGGTTTGACCCTGTAGGTTTTAGCAATCCTTTTAATTTGGATCTAATAAATAATTTGTTAATATCTGGAAGTGTAGGCACAATTACTATAGGAGGAGATGCGGTTTCTAGCACCGAATCTAGTAGTGATAGTAGTGATAGTAGTGATAGCGGAGACAGTGGTGATAGCGGAGACAGTGGTGATAGCGGAGGTGGGTATTAAATAAATCAGGAGAACTTATGAAAGACACCGGAAAATTTAAACAACCTATGGATATGCCTGTACCAAAGCAAGATGGGTATCCAAACAATGTAGCAAACACTCAAACAGTTAAAACAAGAGGGACAGGTGCTGCTACAAAAGGTACAAACTCTTCTAAGAAACTTGGATAATGAACTATAGTCAATTATTTGAAACTATAAAAGGTTATTGTGAGAATGACTTTCCTGATACTTCTTTTACAGATAGTGGTGGAAATACAATTACTCTTACAAGCACCGAGCAGATTAATACATTTATAGACCAAGCAGAACAAAAAGTTTTTAACTCTGTTCAGATATTAGATCTTAGGAAAAATGTGACAGGGGGTATGACTACAGGTAATCAGTATCTTACAGTTCCAACGGATTGGCTTGCTAACTTTTCTTTAGCGGTTATTGATTCTTCTGGAAACTATAGTTATTTGTTGAATAAAGATGTTAATTTTATTCGTGAGGCTTTCCCGAACCCTTCTACCACAGGGCAACCTACGCACTATGCGTTGTTTGACCAAAATTCTTATATATTGGGACCGACTCCAGACGCAAATTATTCTACTGAACTTCACTATTTTTATTATCCACCATCTATTGTTACAAGCAGTACTTCTTGGTTGGGTGATAACTTTGATTCTGTTTTACTTTATGGCGCTTTGATAGAAGCACACATATTTATGAAAGGTGAGGCAGACAGTTACCAAAGCTATGTGCAGAGGTATAATGAGTCTATGGCGTTACTGAAACAATTAAGTGAAGGTAAGAATCGTCAAGATATGTATAGAACTAAACAAGTTAGGTTGGGGGTACAATGATTGGTAATAGCACATCAGTATTGTTAGGTGGTGGAGTAAAAGTTATGACAACTTCTCGTAGAGGTTTTAATACTGAGGAAGTTGCTGAAAGAGCATTAAATAAGATAATAGCTGTCGGTAGTGATTCACACCCTGCAGTTAGAGCGCAAGCTGAAGCTTTTAAAAAAGATATACGAAAAGTTTTAGTGCAATATATGAAAGAAATGGTCAGGAGCCATAATACAACCTTAGCTCATAGGTTTAGAGAGATGGGATATCCTGAACTAATTAAATTACTAGAGGAGTAAAAAATGGCTATTACACAAGCAATGTGTACATCTTTTAAAGCAGAAGTATTATTGGGTGTTCACGATTTTAGACCTGACGCATCTGCTACATCGGACGTTTTTAAATTAGCGTTGTATTCTGCAGCAGCTACTTTAAGTGCTGGCACTACATCTTTTACAACAAGTAGTGAATCCACTGGAACTACTTCAGGTGGTTCTGCTCTTGTAAATTTAGGTGTTACTATAGGGGATTCTACGGGGTTTGTAGATTTCTCTGATTTAACATTTACTAACGTCACTATAAATGCGGCGGGGTGTTTAATTTATAACAGTACGCCTTCTACAAATTCAAACACTGGAGCTTCTTTAACTAACCCTGCCGTATGTGTGTTAGATTTTGGAGGTACAAAAACATCCACTTCAGGTGATTTTAGTGTAATATTTCCAGCGAATACGAGTGCTGCAGCTATAATTAGAATAGCTTAAAATGGCTGATGTAAATGTTAATGTAGCAAGACAAGCCGTTGCAAACGGGTGGGGTAGAGCGGCTTGGGGTGACGGTGGTTGGAACGCATCAATAACTGAACCTGACATTAGCATGACAGGAGCTGTGGGGTCTACGTTTGTTAACGCAGATGCAAATGTAAGTGGTCTATCCGGTGTCATAGGATTAAAGTTTGTAGGTGAAGAAGAAGTAGTCAGTAATAATAATCTAAGCGTTACTGGTTTTAGCGCAACAGTTGGTTTAGGTTCAATATCTGTAGCTTTAAATAATATAGTCTCTGCAACCGGGCTATCTGCAACGAGTAGTTTAGGTAGTGTATCAGCAGAAGCTAACGCTACTACAAATGTAACTGGAGTATCCTCTGCTATGAGTTTAGGTAATAATTTAGTATGGGGGCAAATAGACACAACACAAACACCCGATTGGGGAGAAATTAAAGAAGCAGCATAGGAGAATAAAATGGCTTCATCATATTCAAATTTAAAAATACAACTCATGGGAACCGGAGATAACTCTGGAACTTGGGGTACAATTACGAATACAAACTTAGGCACTGCCATAGAAGAAGCTATTTGTGAATCCGCAGATGTTGCTTTTTCTCAGGATAGCCTCACTCTTTCTTTGACAGACAGTAATGCCACTCAAGTGGCTAGGCATTTACGCCTCAATCTAACTGGTACAGGATCTGCAGGGATAACTCTTACCGTTCCTGATATAGAAAAAAACTACATAATTAATAATACTTTAGCCACTGATGTAGGAATAAAAAACTCTTCAGGATCACAAGTCACCGTCCCTAATGGTAGATCAGCGATAGTGTATAGCACAGGGTCTGGCGTAGTAGATGCGATTACAGGTTTAAATACTGCAGAAGTAACGGATTTAACAGTTACTACTAAGTTATCTGCTAACGGTACGTTAGATGTATCAGGTAACGGTTCTGTGGGAGGCACGTTTAATGTAGAAGGCGATTTAAAAAACGCTTCGGGTAATTTAACAGTAGACCCTGCTACACAAATTGTAGAAATTAGAGGTAATGGTTCAGATACAGAAGGGCAGATAAAATTAAACTGTCATGCTAATAGTCACGGACAAACTTTAAAAGCGCAACCACACTCTCTTAATATAACTAATACTAATTTATTACCAAAAGGCGGTAACTCAACATTAGTTTCTGAAAGTGCCAGTGCGACTATTACTAAT